GGCTCGCTTTGTTATGTCCTCAAGAGACCTAATCGCATATGTCATGATATCATTCCGACCTACTTTTCGGCAAATCCATCGCGCAAATGCATTAATGCCCTAACATGGCCCCCATCCCTACTGAGAGTTCTCGGGACCAGGCACCCTTAAGGACACGACGACGCTCATCATCTACTGTGACGAGATACTCCTCGGTGAGCATCTTTCGCCTAACCAGTGTGGTGGCTCGCTTTGTTATGTCCTCAAGAGACCTAATCGCATATGTCATGATATCATTCCGACCTACTTTTCGGCAAATCCATCGCGCAAATGCATTAATGCCCGGGGCATACGCCTCAAGCAATGGACTCGTCACATCATCTTCTTCTACACGTTCATCGATGAGACGGGTCCCGCAAAGCTCTGCTATGTCCGACATGCCTCCTTCACACGCATGTAGCTCGGTCATGAGCTTTGCTATACCTGCGTTACAAGCAAATATCACTTCACTACGTGAGTACAATATTTCCCTGTACAGTTCACAGGCTTCCACAGACGCTTGTCGGTTGAGCATTTCGTCGATCCTTGTGATCTGTGCTGTCAACATGGCCCTGAAATTAAGTGCCGCGCGCGTCTCGATCCTACTGTGTACTAACGTTGCGCATGCACGTGGCAAGTATTGCGAACCGGTCGTTTCTCCACGGTGATCGATTCGCAAGAACTCCGCAATGCTGCCGGTGGCTGCTTTGCTCGGTTGTGCGCGTATACCATGTGCTCGTGCCTTCCGCAAAAATTGTTCTGCATCGTTAAGGCATCTCACACTGGCATACACATCGTCGCCGCTATGAACGCTGGTTACCGCATGTTCGAGTGATCCCGCCCATTTAAGGTAAATCCGGTTCAACACGCTATTCATAAATGTTGTCAATCGCCAACCGCTGAATAGCGTGCCCTTCGTTACATAGCCACTAGCCTTGAGGACCTTGTTCTCATGTACAATCTGTGTCATGATACTCTGTTCGGTCCACAGGCATGCTCTGCGCTGTTCGTCAGACATAGCCTGATCATATACATGCCGCCAAGCGCGTACAACCGCCGCCATACTGGTGCTCGTGTGCTGGCTGTTGAAATCCTCATAATCAAAGCAGAATGGCATCATATCTGTTGAGATTAATTTCATCACCTTGCGCACGTTATCTTCAGCGGCGGATGTGCCCGTCAACATGTACACTGGTAGTGCCTGTTCACAGTACGGCAGCGCGAAGTCAGATAACATAAAGCTCTCAACGTCACATCCGTAGATAGCTCTTTGCTTACCCCACTCGTACTTAATACTGGGCCAGGCATGTACTTCGGGTTTGAGAGCCAGCAACCGCTCAAATCCGACATCACCCACAGCACAAAGCAACGCTTTCTTACCATAACCATCTTCTTTGCGTAGTTCGTGGTGGGTGGTTTCGAGAACATGTGACAGGGGATGGGCTGATCCATTAGGTACATGAAGCCAGCGTGTGTCCCACCATTCACTCCAATGGTTGGTACGGTATTTGAAACCGTCACGACGCCCTTCACGCAGTATTTGAACAGCTTCATCAAACACGATGTTCTCGGGTATTTCGATGGCGCGCAGTTGCGTTCGGTTAACCTGTTCACCATCCCAGTCAACAGAACCAATACCGCGGTTGACTAGTACTTCTAACTCAAACATTGGAGTGAAGCTTTCTCTACCAGAGTGTTGTAGTTGCTTCGCTCGTACTGTCACCTGTTTTAGGTATTTCGTCAGCTGCGCGACCTCTGACCACTTGATCGACACTAGGTGTGCCAATACATTCCTCACCATCTTCGGTGGTGCGGTTGTTGCCCAGGCAATCCAAGTGGCCAGAGATGCCTGGGTGGCGCCTTCAATGTCCTTGAACAAGGCGCACAAAGCCCAGGCATCACACACACGTCCAGTCTTCCTCGCAACTTCAAAACATTCGCTCGGAATAAGGTGGGTGTGATGCCCGGATGCGGCGGCAATACGCGGTAGTAACTCATCAATTGGAACAG